GTGGCCGAAGAGGTCGCCGAGCTGGCTCAGCACACCAACGACGAGCTGCGCGCCATCGCCGCCGAGCGGGGCATCGCCGTGCCATCGAGTGCCACGAAGGCCGAACTGATCGCCGCCATCGAGGCCGGCGCACCCACCGAGGAGCCCTGACCCATGCCCAGGACCGTCATTGCCGGCGTCGCCAAGGTCGCCTTCGTCCCCAGCCTCGCCAACCAGGCCGCACCCACCACCGGCGAGATCGCTGCGGGAACCATTCTCAATACGCCGGGGACCCAGGTCAACCAGGGCCTGATCGAGATGCCCGGGTTCATGACCGAGCAGACCTTCAGCACCATGCAGGACATGGCCACGGCGGTCGACTCGAAGCTCGCGGCCCGCCAGTCGCTCCCCGACGCCACTCTTAAGTTCTACGACGACAGCACCAGTGCGACCATCCGCACCGCACTAGCGCCAGGCACGTCCGGCTTCATCGTCCGCTTCCCCTACGGGCAGGGCCTCGGCAAGAGGTGCGAGGTCTGGCCCATCACCACCGCCGCCGTCAACGACGCCGACTGGGGACCCAGCGCCGAGCCGCACACGTTCACCGTCGCCGTCGCGGTCACCGGCACCCCGGTCAAGAACGCCGTCAGCCCCGCCTGACCCCCTGCTCGTGGCGGCCCTGCCGTGGGCTTCCGGGCCCGTGCGGCGGGGGCGTCGCGACCGGCAGGACCGCCACATTCTCCCGCCCCCAACGCCCCCAGGAGAACACCCGTGGATTTCGCCGACATCCTCCGCCAGAAGACCGCCCGCCGGCTCGACGTCACGATCGTGCTGCGCGAGGGCCTTGATGACGAGGGCCAGAAGACGGAGGACGTCGCCGTCATCACGTTCGAAGCGATCGGTCGGCCGGCGTACGAGACGCTCCTCAGCCAGCACCAGCCTGCACCGGAGGTCCAAGTGGAGCACCGGCAGAAGCAGCTCCAAGCCGGCGTGCGCCCCGGGCAAACCACAGAGCTGCGATGGGACCAGAAGACGTTTCCGCCGGCGCTCATCGCTGCCTGCGCCGTTGCTCCCCCCATCACCCTCGAACAGGCCCGGGCGCTGTGGGACGACGAGGCGTGGAACCCCTTTGAGCTGGACAAGCTGTTCAGTGGTGCCCTCATCGTGAACCAGACCGACGCCGGGATCCGCCTGGGAAAAGGCTACGAAGCGATCGTGCGCTCCAAGCAGAACTAGCGCTATGTCGGGTCTTCGGCATCCGGCACAGCGAGTTCCTCGCCTGGCCGATCGAGGACCAAGCCAAGGCCGTGCAGTACGAGGCGTTCCTCGCTGACCAGCACGCCGAGACGTGCTCGAGATGCGGCACCCACCCCGACGACTGGATCGACCCGGAGTCCGGCAGGCGCTGGTCGAGGCCGAGCTGGAGGGCGAAGGCGACCGTCTGCCAGGGCTGCGCGGCGGTGAACGATGTCAAGGAGGAGGCCGACGCCCGCCGGTCGAAGGACGACGTGGCCGCCCTGCGGATCCAGCTCGTGCAGGCCGTCGACGAGGACGACGAAGACCCCGACCTGCATCCCGGCTGACCCCATTGGGGCGGCCCACGGTGAGCGGATGCCCCCGGCCGATGGTGACACCTAATGGCCGGGCACATCATCCAGGTCGCCCTCAACCTGGCCATGGGCAATCTGACCGCCGGCCTCGGCCAGGCGGCCGCTCAGGTCCGCAGCTTCGGCCAAGGCCTCGCCGACGTTGATGCCGAGCACCATGAGGAACGCATCGAGGCGGTCGGCAACGCCGCGCTCATCATGGGCGGCTCCCTCGCCGCGGGACTCGGGCTGGCCGCCAAGTCGGCCATGGACTTCGACGTCCAGATGTCCGAGCTCCAAGCCGTCACCGGGGCGTCGGGGCAGGCGCTCGACGCTCTGCGTCAGCAGGCCATCGACGCCGGCGCAGCCACGGTGTTCTCCGCCGGGGAGGCCGCCCAGGCGCAGGTCGAGCTGGCCAAGGCCGGCGTGTCCACCGCCGATGTCCTCGGTGGCGCGCTGACCGGCTCCCTCAACCTGGCCGCCGCTGGTGGGCTCGACCTCGCCGAGGCGGCCTCGATCGCCGCGACGACCATGACGACGTTCGGTCTCGCCGGCAGCGACGTCACATCCATCGCCGACGCGCTGGCGGCTGGCGCCAACAAGTCGAGTGCCGATGTGTCCGACCTCGCCGCGGCGCTCAACCAGAGCGGACTCGTCGCCAGCCAGTTCGGCATGTCGATGGAAGAGACAGTCGGCACCCTGTCGATGTTCAGCCAGAACGCCTTGAACGGCTCGGACGCCGGCACCAGCTTCAAGACCATGCTGACCCGGCTGGGCGCCCCCATCGGCGAAGCGAAGACGAAGATGGATGAGCTCGGGCTGTCGATGTACGACGGGTCTGGTCAGGTGCGTGACCTTGCGGATGTCGCTGATGACCTTCAGGCGGCGCTGATCAACATGACCGACGCCGAACGGAACGCCACCCTGACCACCATCTTCGGCAGCGATGCAATTCGAGCGGCGAACATCATCTACCGCGAGGGCGGGGACGGGGTAAGGGACTGGACCCAGCAGGTGTCCGACGCTGGCTACGCCGCCGAGCTGGCCGCCACCAAGACCGACAACCTCCAGGGTGATCTCGACTCCCTCTCGGGATCGATCGAGACGGGTCTCATCCAGTCGGGTGAGCACGCCCAGGGGATGCTTCGTTCCCTCGTGCTGGGTCTCACCGACGTGGTGAACGGGTTCAATGCGATCGGGCCGGGTGGCCAGCAGGCCATGATGGTGATCGCCGGTATCGGCGCGGCGGCGGCTCTCCTCGTCGGCGGCGTGATCAAGCTCCAGGCCGCCATGTCCAGCCTCGGAATCACGATGGCCATGGGGCCCGCCGCTGGCATCGTGCTCGCCGCTGGCGCGGCCGTTGCCGTCCTCGGGATGACCCTGGCCAAGAGCGGGCGGGAAGCCCAGGACGCCAAAGCCCGCATCGATTCTTACGTCTCGTCGGCCGGCGACGTCATCGACGCCCTTGGCGCCCAGCGGTTCGCCTCATCCGACATCGCGGCGACGATGAAGGACGCCGGCATGTCCTTCAATGACTTCGCTGACGCCATCTCCAACACCGATCAGCCATTCAAGCAGTTCAGCGACAATACTGGCACAGCTTTCAGCATGCTCGAACAGGGTGAGCGCGTCGGATCAGACGCCTTTAAGGAAGTTAAGGGCGATCTAGATGAGGCTGCCGCGTCTGGTGACAAGTTCGCCATTGCCCTGCGGGACATGGTCAACGCCGGAACCATCTCGGCTTCGCAGGCCAATGCTATAGGAATAGAAATACAACAGCAGTCCAACGCTCAACAAGAAGCGAACCGGCAGACAGAGATAGCGGCAGCGATTGATCCAAAGTCGGTGGAGGGCAAGGAGCAGATTGGGGCCGCGGCCCAGGAGGCAGCCAGGGATATAGACGCTCTGAAGGATGCGATCGATGGCCTGATCAATACGCAGTTCAGCGAGCAAGAGGCCACGACTGCATTGCACCGCGAGATGAACACCATGGTCGAGGATGCCAAGGCGTTCGTGGAGGCTGGCGGGAACATGGCCAACGTCATGACCGGGACCAGCAACGAAGCGCTGGCACTGCAAGATGACCTTGCCGGGCTGGCCGACAGCAACGGTGAACTGATCAAGGTGTGGATAGACAGCGGCATCGCTGGCCAGGAACTCACGGACCGGGTCAACTTCCTTGCTCAAGGTGCCTACAACCTCGCGATCGCGCAGGGCTTCCCGAGGGAGGCCGCAGCGAAGCTGCGGGACACGCTGCTGTCGATCCCGTCGACGGTGAGCACCAACGTCGGTGTCCCGGGCGCCGTGCCAGCGATACTCACCACCGCTGATCTCCAGGCCCGACTCAACGTCCTCGGTGGGTCGTCGGCCCACCCCGAGATCCAGGCGATGATCGACTCGGGTTCCTTCGCTGCCGCGGACTCGGCACTCCGCGCCCTGACCGTGACCCGGTTCGTTCAGATCCG